CTATACGGGCTGGCAACATCCGCAACACAACTGGCACTACTGTTGGTTCAGACATAGCAAACGTAGGTTATGTCGTAATGACTCAACAACATGTAATGGATATTTCTGGCGGCGCTGTCGCAGCAGAGGCTACAAATGTAGTAATCCCTGCCAACTCAAAAATCGTAGACATCATCATTGATTTAGAAGTGGCTGCTAATACCACGACAAATATTAGTGTTGGTGATACCGTAGGCGGTGCAGCGACTCTGGTTAATGCTGTTGCTTCTGGAACTACTGTAGGTATTAAAGCGTTAGGCGCTTCTGGCGGTGGTACACTTACATGGAAAAACACTGGTACATCTGATTTAAAATTAACTGCTACCTCAAGTGCAGGTACAAATGCGGGATCAGTTGTTATAACAGTGATGTATGCTCAAGCGTTTAATACGGCTGTTCAGCCGTAAGGAGGCCTAGATGGCTGGTCAAGAAGTACGGGCATTTAATGTCTCAACATCAGGATTTAGTGCAGGGGTTGTTGGCCCCGCACGAAGTCGCATACAGGGCATCTTGGTGTATGCCACTAACATTACAGCCTTTACCATTAAGAATGGCTCCGCATCAGGAGCCACTCTGCTGGACTTAACTCTTCCAGCGGGATGGAACGATGTATTTCTTCCTAATGATGGTATTCTCGCTGACAATGGGGCCTATGTGTCTGCTCTATCAGGCTCTGGTTCAGTGATAACTCTATTACTGGAGTAACATTTTGGCTGAGAAAAAAGCTAAATCAAAAAAAGATCCTCGCCTAGCAAGGGCGGGGGTTTCTGGATTTAACAAGCCTAAGCGCACACCAAGTCACCCAAAGAAGTCACATGTTGTTGTGGCTAAAGAAGGTGAAAAGGTTAAGACAATTAGGTTTGGAGAGCAGGGCGCTAAGACAGCAGGGAAACCAAAAGCTGGCGAAGGCGACAAAATGAAAAAGAAACGTGCAAGCTTTAAGGCCCGTCATGGTAAGAATATCAAAAAGGGCAAGATGAGTGCTGCATACTGGGCTGATAAGGTGAAGTGGTAATGGCTATCTCGCGTTCTCAGATGGGCAGTCAACTTGTAGGGAACAGAGTTTCCACGGGTGACGACTCTAAAGATCTTGAGATTATTCGCATGGGTAAGGGCGGCAAAACAAAAAGCCGTGTCAATGAGGCTGGAAACTATACAAAGCCAACTATGCGGAAGAACTTGTTTAACAAGATTAAAGCTGGCGGCAAAGGTGGTAAGCCGGGTCAGTGGTCAGCAAGAAAAGCTCAAATGCTTGCCAAGCAATATAAAGCTAAGGGTGGGGGCTATAGAGGTTAATGGCGCTCAAGAAGTCACAGAAGAGCTTGAAGTCTTGGACAAAGCAGAAGTGGCGAACAAAGTCTGGCAAGCCATCGACGCAAGGGAGCAAGGCTACAGGCGAGCGATATCTTCCTGAGAAGGCTATCAAGTCTTTGACCTCTGCGGAGTACGCCGCTACTACGAAGAAGAAACGCGAGGCCACCAAGAAGGGCAAGCAGGTTGCCAAGCAGCCTAAAAAAATTGCAAAGAAAACCAAACGGTTTAGGAGCGTAGTGACATAATGGCTGTAGTAACCCCAGACATGCCAGAGATTTTTGAGGAAGCTTTTGAAAGGGCTGGCCTTGAGATGCGTACTGGATACGACCTTAAAACCGCACGAAGAAGTCTGAACCTTTTAACATTGGAGTGGCAGAACCGTGGCCTTAATCTCTTCACTATTGAAGCGGGTACGCTCGCTGTTACAGCGGGTACGGCAACGTATACCCTTCCTACGGACACAATCGACATCATCGAACATCAAATTCGTACTGGAACGGGCACAAACCAAATCGACACGTCGCTCGAAAGAGTCAGTGTCGCAACCTACGCGCAGCAAACAAACAAAAACACGCAAGGTAGGCCGACCCAGATCTACGTCCAAAGGCTCCCGACAGAAACAAAAGTAACCCTGTGGCCTGTCCCAGATAATACTACAGCCTATACAATATCATATTTTAGGTTGAAGGGTATTGATGGTTTGTCATCTGGAGTTGGGGCAGCGATATCTTCTGTACCGCCTAGATTCGTGCCCTGCTTGGTTGCAGGCATGGCATATTACATTGCTATGAAAAAGAACCCTCAGATGGCGGCTAACCTAAAGCAAGAGTACGAGTTTCAGTTCCAGCTTGCTGCTGGTGAGGATGAAGAGACAGCATCAATTAAGTTCGTTCCATTCAACACATTTATGATGGGTGCGTGATGAGTTACGCTAGAGGCAAATATGCTTTTGGTTACTGCGACAAGACAGGGTTTAGATACCCTTTGGCAGATCTTGTGCCTGAGTTTAACAATGGCGTGAAGACTGGATTTCTGGTTGGGCGTGATGTTGTTGACCCAGATCAGCCACAAAACTTCTTGGGCAGAGTTAAAATAAATGACCCTCAGTCTCTGAAGAACCCAAGACCAGACACATCTTTAGAGGAGAGTCGGGGTTTGTTTGGGTTTAATCCTGTTTGGAACGATCTTCAGTTTATGCAGGCTGAAGTTGGTACTGTTACTATCAACATAACTTAGGAGTTAAAGTGATGATGAAGAAGAAGGGTTATAAGAAAGGCGGCGTCACTAAGAAGATGGCTGGCGGCGCAATGAAAAAGAAAAAACCTGTGGCAATGAAATCAGGTGGAAAGATGCCTATGGTCAAAAAAAATGGGAAGAGTGTCCCAGCATTTGCGGCTGATGGTGTGGGAAAAATGAAAAAGGGTGGCGTTGCCAAGAAGATGATGGGTGGCGCTATGAAGAAAAAGGGCTACGCAAAAGGCGGGGCTATGAAGAAAAAAGGTTATGCCAAGGGTGGTGTAACTAAAAAAATGGCTGGCGGCACAATGGCAAGAGGTAGTGGTGCAGCTAAGCCGCAGAGGTTCCGCAAAAACGGATAGATTTAATTTGGGGGGGAATTAATTGGCGTATTTGCAGAGTAACATACCGCACTTCAAGTGTTGGGTTCGCCGTGAGTATACTCACAATCATGAACAATACCACGGCGAGTTCTTACATGCGATGGCAATAGCGGTAACGACAATGCCAAATAGATGCTTGAGCTTTCAAGTTATCTTTACGGGATGTGAGGCAGATGAAGAAGGAGATGAGAATGTACACGGTGGCGCAATGTGGGCGAGAATGCCTATAACCGCTCTTGTAGCCGATGAGCCGCTCACTGAGTGGCCTTCTGCTATGGCTGTGCATGATGCCCAGCCTTGGGACTGTTCGTCCTACAATCACGCTGTGTACGTCTTAGACAGGGCAACACCGTGCCCTTGGTTGGCAAAGATAGATGGGAATATGTATCCTGCAAAGTATATGTTTACTGTTGATTACTCTGAGAGCGAGATAGCAGATGATCCAGCGCAGCATAAACAAAGTCATGTTATGCAGCTTCTAGATGCTGGAGAATGGACTGGTAATGTGGTTGCACTGCCCAACAATCGTGTAAGGGTTACTCACCCTGCGTGGTTCGAGACTGGCGCTGGTGCCCCAGACTTCAAGCCATCTCAACATATACACTATTCAAAATCCGATTTAGACTATACTATGGATGTCAACAAAATATTCGATAACCTGTACCAAGAGGAATAAGTTCAAATGAACTATTCAGAACTGACGCAAGCGATCAAAGACTATACGGAGAACACAGAGAGTACCTTTGTGACCAATATCCCTAACTTTGTGCGTCAGGCTGAAGAGCGGATCTTTAGGGATATCACTATTCCAGAGCTACGCAGGAATGTCACAGGCAATGTAAACGCTGGCAATAAGTATGTTGCGAGGCCTGATGACTTTCTAGCCACGTTCTCCTTAGCTATTATCAATGGTACAACGTATACTTACCTTTTGGACAAAGAGGTAAACTTTGTGCGGGAAGCCTACCCTGATACCACAGTGCAGGGATTGCCACAGTATTACGCAATATTTGATGGGGATACCGCTACAGGTAATGGCAACTTCTTGCTTGGCCCTACGCCTGATGCAGCATACGACTTGGAGTTGCATTACTATTATGATCCACCTTCCATCGTTACCTCTGGCACATCATGGCTTGGTGACAATGCGGAAGCGACATTGCTTTACGGATCTCTTATAGAAGCGTATACGTTTATGAAGGGCGAAGGCGATATGGTTCAGTTGTATAACGAAAGATATTCATCAGCCCTTATCAATATGGCTTCTTTGGGTGCCAAGTTGAGAACTGATACATACAGGCGACCTGCCGCGTAGGAGATAAGGTATGGCAATAATTCAAACAACATGTACGTCTTTTAAGCTTCAGCTTTTACAGGCAGAGCATGATTTTGATGCACATACATTCAGGATAGCTTTGTATTCTAGTACTGCGTCTTTGGGTGCGGATACTACTGTGTATAGTACATCCAACGAAATTACTAACACAACTGGAACGGCATATACTGCGGGGGGCAAGCCGTTGACAGTGACATCTACATTTCCAAAGACCTCTGGCACAACTGCTATTGTGGACTTTGATAATATTTCATGGACTGACGCAAGCTTTACAGCAAGGGGGGCACTGATCTATAACGCGAGTGCTTCCAATAAAGCTGTTGCTGTGTTAGACTTTGGAAGCGACAGGGTTGCTAGTGATAGTACCTTTGAAATACAATTCCCCGTAGCGGATGCCACATCTGCTATAATTCGCATAGCATGATAGGAGTTATCTAAATGGCGAGCTTTAACAAAGTAAACGATTTTGTGGTAAACGCAGTCCACAATATGGATCTAGCAAGCGACCAGCTTGCGGTGGCCCTAACAAATACTGCGCCGGGAAGTGAATCAAGCAATCCAACCGCAGATGGTAATGGTATTGTTGGCAATCTTACACAGATTAGCTACAGCAATTGTTCTTCTCGCAACCTGACTACAAGCTCATCATCACAGTCTGGTGGTGTATATAAGCTGGTTGTTGCAGATCTAACGCTCACTGCTTCTGGCACGGTTGGCCCCTTCCGTTATATCTATATCTTTGATGATACGGTTTCTTCTCCAGCAGATCCAATCATTGGGTACTATGACTATGGCACCTCATTGACGCTGAACAACGGTGATACCTTCACCTTAGACTTCAGCCCAAGCAACGGTGTCATCCAACTAACATAAGGCAGTATCATGGCGAAGCTCTTTAACAGAGCCAAGATGACAACCAGTACCACGGGTACTGGCACAATCACACTTGGCAGTGCGTCTACGGGGTTTCAGAGTTTCGCGGATGCTGGGGTTAGTAACGGTGACGTAGTACAGTACGTCATTGAAGAACTTTCTAACTTTGAAATAGGGACTGGTACATATACCGCCTCTGGCACAACCCTTACAAGAACTGTGCAAGAGAGTTCAAACTCAGATAATGCCATCAGCCTCGCGGGGAATGCTGTTGTCTTTATTAGCGCGGTAGCCAGTGACTTAAATATCTTGCAGAACGCAGGGTCTACCAAGGTTGCAGCAACATCTTCTGGGGCCACGGTTACGGGTAACTTGGCAGTTACGGGCACGGTTGATGGACGCGATATCGCAACTGATGGTACAAAGTTAGATACCGTAGAAACCAATGCTGACGTAACAGACAGCTCAAATGTAGGATCTTCTCTTACAGGTTTCGCTACGGGCACAGATGCGGGTTCCTCTGATCTTATTCCTGTTTACGATGTAAGTGCTTCCGCTTGGGAAAAGCAGACGATTGCTAATGCAGCGTTGCAGGGACCGACTGGGCCTACTGGCCCGACAGGTGCAACTGGCCCTACAGGGCCAAACGGACCAACTGGTCCCAATGGACCCCAAGGTCAAAAGGGCCAAAAGGGTGAGGTAGGCGCGACAGGTGGCACAGGGCCTACAGGCGGCACAGGGCCTACGGGTCCGACTGGTCAAAAGGGCCAGAAGGGTGAGGTTGGCAATACGGGTGGAACAGGCCCCACAGGCCCCACAGGCCCAACGGGGCAAAAGGGCCAGAAGGGTGAAGTAGGTAATACTGGCGGCACGGGTCCAACTGGACCGACAGGCTCCACGGGTCCAAACGGTCCTACGGGGCCGACAGGCCCCACGGGTCAGAAAGGCCAGAAAGGCCAAAAGGGTCAAACTGGTAGTACAGGGCCGACAGGATCAACAGGACCGACAGGTCCAACTGGTTCGCAGGGTCCGACTGGTGGCACAGGCCCTACAGGTCAAAAAGGGCAGAAGGGTCAAACAGGTAATACAGGTAATACAGGTAATACTGGTCCTACGGGTCCAACTGGTTCACAAGGTCCAACTGGTAGCACTGGTCCTACGGGTCCAACTGGGCCTTCTGGTTCTGCGGGCACAATAAATACTTACACTTCTTCAAGTACATGGAGCAAGCCGGGCAGCGGTAGTATTGCAATGATCACTTGTATTGGTGGTGGAGGCGGTGGGGGAGCCGCAAACGCAAACGCTGGTGGTGAAGGTGGTCAAGGGGGTATTTGCACTACTAAATGGATTCTTTTGTCCGCTTTGCCATCTTCTGTTTCTGTCACTGTAGGAGCAGGGGGATCGGCGGGGACTCAATCAAGTGCTGGAGGACTTGGCGGCGAAACTCTTTTTGGAGATTATGTTTTCTCTGCGGGCGGCAGAGGAGGTACAAGTTACAATGGTAGCTGGCATTATCCCGGTTATTCTACAAGGACTTCCTTCCCAGCTAATTCTTATGGTAGCTATACTGCGGGAAATGGGGATCTTCAAAGAACACGTTATGTAATCGGACAATCATATATACAAGGAAGGGCGGACTCTTATACCGTGTTGGATGCACCCGGTCGAGGTACACAAAGTGGCACTGGCGAATATTACTATCAACGTCCTTATGGACGTACTGGCCTTTCCGCTGTTCCGGGGAGTGCAGGGAACGCAGGAACAGGGTATGGAGCGGGAGGAGGTTGGGGTTATCTCCTGTCAAGCGGTTATGCTGGAGCGCAAGGATTTGTTTCTGTTCTAGTATTTTAATAGCTAATAGTGAAAGGACACGACGATGGCTATAAAAGTCGGCGGAACCGCCGTTATAAATAATAGTTTAGGATTAGAGGCCATTGCGTCTTTAGATTCAACATCTGCAACGTCGATAAGAAACGCGGGTGTTACTTTGGTTGACGTAGATACGTTTACCTCGTCAGGCACTTGGACAAAGCCTTCTGTTGGAACTGTTGCAATAGTCACATGCATCGGCGGAGGAGGAGGTGGTGGAGCGGCTAATGCCAATGCGGGTGCAACAGGTGGAACAGGTGGTGTTCTATCTATTAAATGGATTCTGCTATCTGCGTTACCGTCTTCTGTTTCTGTCACTGTAGGGGCGGGGGGTTCAGCGGGTAGTCAGACCTCCGCAGGAGCCACGGGTGGTGAAACTCTTTTTGGAGACTACGTTTTCTCAGCAGGGGGTAAGGGTGGTCAGAGTTATGATGGCAGCTTCCATGATCCCACTTTGAACTCAAGGACTTCTTTTCCAGCTAATTCTTACGGCAGTTACACATCGGGTTATAGTGATACTCAAGTAACAGAACTTGTGCTTGGAACCTCAAAGATAGTCGGGGCTCAGAGTTCTAACACTCCTTTAACTGGATTGGGTCGAGGTACACAAAGTGGCACGAGTGATTACTACAGGCAACGTGTTTATGGGCGTAGTGGCCTCTCTGCTGTTCCGGGGAGCGCAGGGAACGCAGGAACGGGATATGGAGCAGGGGGCGGTTGGGGATACCTTCTGACAAATGGTTATGCGGGGTCGCAGGGATTTTGCTCTGTGATTACAATATAGGAGATTGTTATGAAATATGCAGTGATTGAAAATGGAAAAGTTGCAAATATTGTAATTTCTGAAAGCGCCCTTGACAGCAATTGGGTGCAGAGTGATTCCGCAAAAATAGGTCAATTAGTGGATGCGGATGGAAACTTTTCTGATCCCCCTTTGACCGCAGAAGATGTAAGGCGCTCTAGGGACGCTTCTTTAGAGTATTTTGTAGATCCGTTGCAAACCCACGTTTTAAAATGGAATAGCCTTACGCCAGAAAAACAAGCGAAATGGACACAGTACAGGCAAGATTTACTGGATGTTCCGCAGCAAAAAGGTTTTCCAGACAATGTAGTTTGGCCGACTAAACCAGAATAAATAAATTAATGGGGGTATAAATTCATGGTTAGGCAAAATTGGCAGATGTGGTCGGGAGGCTTATCTGGAGATGAGTTGAATGTGGTTTTAGGGGCAGTTAATAATATCCAAACTACTCCAGCCACAACTTTTTGTAATTCTGATGAAACTGTAAGATCCAGTCAGGTTGCGTGGATTTCTGGTAACAACGATGTTAAAGACATATTGTGGAAATATGTCAAAACAGCAAACGAAAATGCCTTTTATTGTGATGTAGAAAAAATTTGTGACATTCAATATACAGAGTATCATGCTGCAAAGGGTGGTCACTACGATTGGCATATAGATGTAAACTGGGATGGCGATACCCCTAGAGATAGAAAGTTAAGTGTAACTGTTCAGCTATCTGACCCGTCAGAATATCTAGGGGGTAATTTTATGTTTGGGGAATGCCCTTCTCCAGATTTAAATTCTCGCGCAAAAGGAACCGTATTAGTTTTTCCAAGCTACCTTAAACATAGAGTTGAACCTGTGACTAAAGGTACAAGAAAAAGTCTTGTTTCTTGGTTTGAAGGTCCAAGGTGGCGCTAGTATATCAAATTTCTTTGCATGGGTCTGCTTATGATGCGCGGGGAAAAGACTGGAGTACTGTAGAGAAAGAGACGGGCTGTGTTCGAGATACACAGTGGCGTGACCCAATACTTAACAGGCATTTGCTAGTTACGGAGTTTGGTTGTGCAGTAAGTCATCTTAGGGTTTGGGAAAAGATAGCGGCATCTAATCGCAATGGAATAATCCTTGAAGAAGATGCAGTTTACGATAGCATTGACCCCAGTGCGATAGACACCCTATTGAAGGAGCATGACAGCGTTTGGTTGGGATACCGTCTTAATACTCTTGGTTATTGGTATAATTGTCATGCTTACGCTATTAGACCAGAAACCGCCAAGAGATTGATAGAAGGATACAAGGATGCTATCATCCCTGTAGATGAGTGGGTTCCTGCCAAGCTAAAAGTTCAATCGAACTTTTTCTTTACACCAGAGGTGGTAAAGCAGATACCTAGAGAAGTTAGGCCAAGCACGATTGAGGGGGAATCTATGCAGGTACATGTACTGACAGTTGGAACAGATCCAAGTAAAATGTGGGCTTTAGAGCAATCTGCAAAAGCGCACGGAATAACGTACTTAAATCTGGGACGTAATGTAAAATGGATGGGGGGCACGATGGAAGCCCAAGGCGGGGGGCAAAAGATTAATCTTGTACGCAACCATCTTGAATCTCTGCACGATGGGGATGTAGTGCTGTTTATGGATGGCTATGATTGTCTAATTAATGAAACCCAAGATGTTATATTAGATAGGTTTAAAGGTTTTGATTGCGATATACTTTTTGCGGCAGAGAAGGAATGTTGGCCCGTACCTGATATATCTAACAATTTCCCACCATCAGTCACTCCTTATAGATATTTAAATAGTGGCTTGTATATGGGAAGAGTTGGCGCTCTTAAAAACTTTTTCAACGAGTCTGTTGCACACGAATCGGATGATCAACTTTGGGCACATTCACGGTTTCTTAATAAGGAAGTGCCTAGCGTTAAATTAGATTATGAGGGTTACATCTTTCAATGCGATGACGACATTGAGGTTATCAACGGTCAACTAGCAAACAGCATGTGTTGCCCGTGTATCTATCATGGGAATGGTGGGGATGACGCAAAGATGAGGTTTAAAAACCTTGCTGATAAATTTGGGTATATCGAAGAGGCAGAGATATTATCTCCTGCATATCATAAGGGTCTTGAGTACGAAGAGGTTGCATCAGAAATACTGGTGACGGATTTTATGTCAGAGGTCCAGTGTCAACAATACATTGAAGCGTCAGAGAGCCTTGGTCGGTGGGGTGAGCTTGATGGCGATAAGTTTCCAGCGCAAGAAATACGGTTAAAAGAATTAGGTTTGTGGGACGAGATATCAGAGCAATGGGCAGATAAGCTTAGTAAGATATGCGAGAAGCATTGGCACCCAGAAGCGTACCTTGGATTGCGTGATGCGTTTACCATGCGATATTCTATAGACACGCAGACAGAACTAGGTCTGCATACAGACGCATCTTTGTTCACAGGCAGCGTAAAGCTCAATGATAATTACGCTGGTGCGGAGCTTGTTTTTCCTAGACAAGAGTTTACAAACAAGGATGTAAAAGTTGGGCAGTGCATTTTGTTTCCGTCTATGGTAACACATGGGCATAAGGTTCTGCCTTTGCGTGGGGGAAAGAAGTATAGCTTGACCATGTGGACCTGTCGATATGAGGGTGACTCAAACTAAAAACAATGTTAGTTTCTTGCTATGTTAGGTTACAGCCCCATAGCAGGTTCTGCACTCGCGTCTTCTGGACATGAGATTATTATTGTTAGCCTAGATCATGGTTCTTTTGCTGCTACGGGTCAGGCGGCTGGAACTACAATAGCTCTGAGCGATGGTTTTGGCACGGGCACGTTTGCTGTTTCTGGTCAGACACTCACCCCTAACATAGCTATGAACGAGGACTTTGGAGCGGGTAGCTTTGCAGTCACGGGTCAGGCTGCACCTTTAAATGTTTCCGCTAGTCTTGCGACAGGTTCTTTTGCTGTATCAGGTCAAGAAAACAGTATGATTGCTGGAAAAGGTTTGCCCGCAGAGGCCGGTAGCTTTGCTGTAACAGGTCAAGCCTTCTCTCCTGTACTGGATGTCAGTGCTATATTAGATCACGGTAGCTTTGCCCTTACAGGCCAAACCGCGTTTGGTCTTGTTGGCGAAATATTTGAGACAGGTGGTTTTAATTTAACGGGGCAAACCTCTAACTTTCAAAAGGCTTTGCGGTTGACCGCCGATCATGGCAGCTTTGCGGTTACAGGACAGACCTTAGACTTTGGTGTGCAAGTAAGTGCCATACTGGACCAAGGATCGTTTGCACTCACCATGCAAAATGTGGATACCAAGGTATCCAGAGTTCTGGGCTTTGGTTCCTTTGCACTGACGGGTCAAGATACGGGAACTGTAATTGCCTTGCGGGAACAGCCCGACAGGGGGTCATTTGCGGTTACTGGGCAAGCAGTAGGTACACCGATTGCAATGCGTGAAGAGTTGGCGCATGGAAGCTTCGCTGCAAACGGACAAAACTTAAACTTCCAGAAATCTATGAACGCAGAAGCGGGAAGCTTTGCGCTGACAGGATTTACAGCCAACCGCAAGATAACAGAGGTTATTGACCACGGTTCATTTGCGCTTACGGGTCAGGCAATAAACTTTAAGAAGACTGCCAATCTTGAGGCGGGTAGCTTTGCAGTAACAGGGCAAGATCTTACCACAAGGTTCGAGGGCAGCGTTGCGTTAGATCAAGGCTCCATTGCATTGACGGGGCAGGCAGTAGACGTTGAGGTAAGAAGGATTCTTGTCGCAGATGCAGGAAGCTTTGCTCTTACTGGGCAAGATGTTGATCTGGGCTTTGCGTTTAAATTATCCTTAGATGCAGGCTCCTTTGCCTTAACAGGATTTGATTTAAATGTTAGCTTTACGGAAAGACTGGACGTTGGGCAGTTTAGTACGTCTGGTCAAGACGTTACATTTATTTTAGGAGAAGCTGTAGAGGGCGTTTCAATTACCGTATTCATTGGGGGCGCTGCTGTTTACGGTCTTATACTGCCTGACCAAGATCCAAATTGGATAAGAGTAACACCTGCACAAGACCCACAATGGACCCTTGTTGCTTAAAACTGGAATAAAAAGTATATTAAGTGCAATTGAACTTTTTAGATAGGCGCTCAGATGGCTACATATACAGACGCAAACGGCGTTAAACTAATAACTACAGGCGACGAGGCTGGTACATGGGGTTCTAGTACAAACGTCAACCTGCAAATCCTTGATCGTGCAGCTAACGGCTTTGAGTCTATCGCTCTTAGTTCAACGACATATACCCTGACCCTTTCTTCACAGCCTTCTTCTGCGGAAGACGGGCACTATAAGGCCATAAAGTTTACGGGATCACCGGGCGGCACATGTACTGTAACTTTGTCACAGAATGATAAAGCCAGAGTGTATATGATCTTAAACTCTACAAATGCTGCCTTGATTATTACTCAAGGATCTGGCGCAAACGTAACAATTGAGGTTGGTAAAGGATCTATTGTTCTTGCGGATGGCGCTGGGTCTGGCGCGGCAGTAACCGACTTTACCGCTGCGGTGCAGAATGTGACAGATCTATCTAGTCCATTCAATGTTGGTGCTACTAGCGTCACAACATCTGGCGTAGAATTAAATTTACTGGACGGTTCAGCGGCGGGCACTATCGCTAACAGTAAGGCTGTGATCTACGGTTCATCTGGCGAGGTAAACGCCACAACGCTACAGATCGCGGGCACATCCATTACAGCCACGGCTGCGGAGCTAAATTATGTGGACGGAGTTACGTCTGCAATTCAAACCCAAATAGATGGTAAAATGCCCCTTGGAACTGTAGCGGTTACGGTAGCAAATCCCGGTGCTGGCAATAGATATTATATAGATGGATCTTTACAACAGACGGTGGAGATAAAGCCTTCTGTTACATACAGGTTTGATCAGTCTGATAGTTCTAATAGTGGACATCCGTTGCGGTTTTCAACCAATGATAACAACTCGCCCTCTGCCCCATTTACCACGGGGGTTACAACTGCGGGAACGCCGGGAAGTGCGGGTGCTTACACGCAAGTAAAACTAGAGCAAGATGCCCCTGCGGTGTTGTACTACTATTGCTCCAACCATTCTGGTATGGGTGGCAAGGCCGTGGTTCGCATGTCAGATCTAACAGCAAGCCGTGCCTTAATATCTGACTCTGGTGGAGATATTACAGTATCAGGCGTAACGACAACTGAACTTGATATTTTAGATGGGCTTACTGCCACAACGGCAGAGCTTAACATAATGGACGGTGTTACTGCTACAACGGCAGAACTAAATTACGTTGATGGTGTAACGTCTGCTATCCAAACGCAGTTAAACGCAAAATCTCCAATTGCGTCTCCCACTTTTACGGGCACAGTTACTATTCCGGGTTTTACGGTTTCTGGGGGGACTCAGAATTGGACAGCTACCGCAAGCGGAACCAATCTTACTTTTGCCTATAACGGTGTTAATAAAATGAGAATAGATTCTAGCGGCAACTTGACTGTTACGGGTGACGTAAACGCCAATGGAACAATTAGCTAATGGCTTATACAGACCTAAGATTTAAAGCTGGAATAAACAAAGAGATTACCCCGTACTCTGAGGAGAACGGTTGGGTTGATTGTGATAAGGTACGTTTTAGGTTTGGATATCCAGAGAAGCTTAACGGGTGGGAAAAGAACTCAGGTAACGCTTTTCTTGGGCTGTGCCGTGGCTTGCATGAGTGGGTCGCTCTTAATGGTGAAAAATTTCTAGGTGTAGGTACAGAGCAAAAGTATTACATCAAGCAAGGAACTGCATATAACGACATTACGCCCATCAGATTAACCACATCTGCGGGAGATGTTACTTTCGCTGCCACAAACGGGTCGCCAGTTATCACGGTTACAGATGTGAATCACGGCTGTGTTGTTAATGACTTTGTAACTTTTTCTGGGGCGGCATCTTTAGGCGGCAACATAACAGCCGCTATACTGAACCAAGAGTATCAAGTCACAGAGGTTGTAAACGGTAACAAGTACAAGATATCTGCCCGTACTGTTAGCACCATTCCTAGTATTACAGTTACAGGTGGGCTGAATGCTACGGCTGTAAACGCTAACAGTAGCGACACGGGTAATGGCGGCGGCAGTGTTGTGGGCACTTATCAAATAGGCACAGGCCTAAACTCTTCCGTTGAGGGCGCTGGTTGGGGCGCTGGACTTTGGGGTGGTACGAACAATAGTGCCTTCCAAACTACTATAGCAGAGGATCTGGACGCTTCTGAGACAGGGGTAGATGTAGCCACAGGACAAGGCTCAAACTTTGCAACAAATGACGTTGTTTTGGTGGGCAGCGAACTTATGACGGTATCCTCTGTCGCCACGGATACGTTGACTGTTGCTCGCGGTGCCAACGGAACCAGTCCTGCTACACATTCTAATGGCGCAAATATATTCCTCACCCTTGGTAATACTGACAGCGCAAATAACTTTAACGGCTGGGGCGAAGCTCCTGCCACGGGTACGCAGACTGCGGAAACAAACTTGCGTATTTGGTCCCACGATAACTTTGGTGAAGACCTTATCTTTAACGAGCGCAATGGTCAGGTGTTCTATTGGGATAAAACAAACGGTGTGACCACAAGGGGCATAGAACTTTCTACGTTGACGGGAACGCCAACATCTGTGCCTCAAAAGGCCGCGCAAATACTTTTGTCAGATCGTGACAGGCATGTAATCGCTTTTGGCGCGGATGGTTTGGGGGGAAGTTCGTCTGCTCCAAAAGGTGATGAGACTCAAGACCCAATGCTGATAAGGTTCTCAAGCCAAGAAAACCCTATTGATTGGTATCCCACTACTACAAATACAGCGGGTGATCTGCGGATTGATTCTGGCTCAAAGATTGTACAAGCAGTAGAAACAAGGCAGCAAATCCTAGTATTTACTGACGTTGCTATCTACGCAATGCAGTTTATCGGGCCACCGTTTACCTTTGGTATTAACCTTATCTCTAGCAACATAAGTATTGCTGCCCCAAAAGCGGCAGTTGCCGTGGATGACGCTGTATACTGGATGGGCGCAGCAGAGTTTTATGCTTACAACGGTGCGGTGCAACGTCTGCCTTGCACGGTTCGTGACCATGTGTTTGATGACTTCAACTCTGCACAGTCTGATAAGGTTGTTGCGGGATCAAACATATCGTTCTCTGAGGTGTGGTGGTTTTACCCGTCTGCAAGTTCCAATGAGAATGACAAGTATGTAGTTTATAACTACCAAGAAGGCATCTGGTATATAGGCACCTTAGATCGCACAGCATGGCTTGATCGTGGGATATCTTCACTGCCTGTGGGGACAGGTACAGACAACTATTTGTTTAACCATGAGGTGGGTGCAAAAGCAGACGGTGCTGCCATGACATCCTTTATTGAGTCGGGTGATCTTGGAGTTTCTGACGGAAACCAATTCTCTTTTGTCACCAGAGTAATCCCTGATCTGAACTTCAGAGAGACAAATGTAGATAATACCACGGTAGATTTTATCTTGAGTGCAAAGAACGCGCCCGGTCAGGTAGTCCAAACAACCAATACTGATACTATTACAAAGACATCTAATGTGCCTGTTGATCAGTATACGAGCCAATATCAGACCAGACTGCGAGGCCGTAGCTTTACATTTAAGATCCAGTCAACAGATGCGGATGTATTGTGGCGTCTGGGTATCCCCCGCGTTGATATAAGATCTGACGGGAGAAGATAATGTCCATAGCTCCAGTACCATTCTTTCCTGTACCACCGCCCCAGTATACACAACAGTATATGGCAGAGGTGGTTCGTGCGTTCTCTGTGTTTGCAACTCAGATTACAAACCCTGCTATAGCAAAGCCTATACTCATTGAGATCCCAGCATCTGCACAGGCGATAGACGAGGTTGGCACTGTATACGAAAGCAATACGGTACTTAGGCTAAAGTCTGCTACGGCAGCAAAAAATACTGTAGGTATGCCACTGCCCACATATACAGTATCAACATTACCAACCGTTGAGACTGGCACATTAATATACGTTTCTGATGGGGCAGCAGGTAGCCCTGTTGTTGCGTTTGGTGATGGATCTAATTGGCTGCGTGTTGATACACGGGCAGCGGTATCAACGTAGGAGACTGACATGGCTAAGAATATCATAGATGACTGGAAGGTGTTTCCCCGCCTGATGATGTTTGTTGTAACGGTGCTGACCTATCAGGCCGTGCATTGGTTTATGAGTTTGCCACCAGAGGCACACACCACACAGTCGGCAGGTCTGGTATCTGTCTGCATGGGCGCACTCACAGGTTGCTTTGGCATCTGGATGAGCAAAGAAGCGGGGTCTAAGTAATGACAGCTTATACTATACCAAGTGGTAATATTAGCGGAATGACATTTGGCGGTGGTGGGAGCGGCAGCAGTCTAGCCCCCAAGACATCAAAAAGACCACCGCGTAGACCGACTTATGCAGAGACACAATCCAATGAAAGTGCGGCTGATCAGGGTGGTGGGCAAGATAGCAACAATAATATAGCTTCTGATTTTCAGCCAAACATAGCTTCAGGAAATACTTATAAGCCAGCCGCAGGTAGCACTCCAACCTTTATGCTTAATATGACCCCAGCGGAGAGAGCGGCGATTGAAAAGCTGGAAGGAGAACCAGATTTTTCTAATTCGCCAACAACTCCATACGCTAATTCTGTTGCTGCATTGAGGGAGCAAGACCAGAGAATTGGGTTAATAGAACCCTTCATAAGCCCCATTAGCACTTTGGGTCAGGTGGCTTATGACACTAGCAATGTAGATTTACCCTACACCAATCCATATACAGAGCAGACTATATATCAACGCCCTGATGGAACTTATTACGGAAAGAACTTTTTGGGTTTGCCGTATAATGTAAACGAGGCTGGTGAAGATATAACAGACTACCAACAAAGCAAAGACTTGCTGGCGTTTATGGACAGAAATAGCTCAAAGGATAGCTCTCCAGCCCCAGCCCCAGTTGCAACTGCGCCCGCTGGAGCTTCTGACCCAGAGTCAACAACCTTTAACCCAAACAATGCGTTCTTGCGTAACCGTATGCGTATGCAGCAAGAGCAGGGTGGTGGCATCTTGCCGCCAGTGGAGGGCACACAACCCACCCCACCAGCACCACCACCTCCACAGATGCCAATGCTGCCAATGCCTCAGATGCCACCACAGTTAAGAGGTATTATGGGGTTAGCAGACAGGTCTAACATTAGCCCTGCGATGCGTTATGCTGCTGAGAACTACTATAGGTTAGGTGGTAGGCAGATGATGAACGACGAGTATGAGCGCGGTCGTGCAATGGTACAGGGTCAGGGCGTATGAGTATCTTCACCGCTGCACTAGGGCCAATAGCTAACCTTGCTGGATCATGGCTGCAGGGTAAGGCTGATAAGAACGCTGCCGATGCTGAGCTAAAACTTACTGAGGCGAAAGCTAAAGCCCAGATTTTATTGTCTGAAAAGACAAGCGTTGCCGACTGGGAACGCATCATGGCAGAGGGTGCTAAGTCTAGCTGGAAGGACGAATGGTTCGTTATTGTCTTGTCGATACCTTTGATTTTGGCGTTCATTCCGGGCGCTGAGGGTTGGGTTGACCGTGGGTTTGAGCAGCTTTCTAAAGCTCCCGACTGGTATTTTTATAGCCTTGGAATTGCAATTTCAGCCAGTTTTGGTGTGCGCGGGGCGCAAGCCTTTTTTAAGAGGAAATGATATGAGTTTTAAACTTAGCAGACGTAGCCTTGATAGGCTTGAGGGAATTGATGATCGGCTACAAGCCGTAGTCAAGATGGCGATAACCATGACCAAGACAGACTTTGGTGTGGTGCAGGGCATGAGAACTCTTGAACAGCAGAAAGAACTTGTTGACAAGGGTGCCAGTCAAACCATGAAGTCCAAGCACCTTGAGGGTAAAGCCTTCGATATCATGGCCTTTATAAATGGCAGGGCATCATGGGAACTCTCTGTCTATGATGATCTCGCTGACGCTATCAAAGAGTCGGCAACACAGCTTGGAGTTCCTATTTGCTGGGGCGCTGCTTGGGGCACACCTGACATGCCATACCCAATGGATATCCGCAAATGGGAAGGCACAATGGAAGAGGCAATGAACGCCTACATAGATTTAAGAAGGAGCCAAGGACGCAGGCCCTTCATTGATGGACCGCACTTTGAACTGATAGATTAGTTCAATTGAACTTTTACGATGTAGATGTTATGATCTACAAAACTTTGAGGTAAACAGATGGCTCTACCCTTACTCTTAGGATTTGGATTACCTGCTCTTGCTGGCTCTGGTATGCTTGGTGCTGGTGCAGCCGCAACTTTTCTGGGTGGACTTAGCGCACCTACATTAGCTGGCATAGGTGCGGGTCTGGGATCATTCCTTGAGACAGGAGATGTAGGTAAGGGAATCCAAACTGGATTGATAGCTGGCTTAGGCGGTAAGGCTATGGGGGCACTCACTGGTGGTGGCAACGCAGCTTTATCTGGAGCAATCGGTGGCACAGAGGGCGCGGCTCAAGCTGCCATCAAGGCATCAGCAGTAGAGGGCGGTAAAAACGCATTCCTACAGAGCGTAACAAATAAAAGTTTACAAGGTGGGTTAGCTGGCGCGGTGCTTCCCGGTGTGGGCACTGCCGCATTGGTTGGTAGCGCAATGAATCCACCCACTATGAAAATGCCAGAGAAGAAAACTTACGACATTCCGCCGCCTATGCCTCGCATTAGATCTTATCAGTCCAAGAAAAATCCAGACAGCACGGCTGAAGAAACTATGATCAGTTACAGTCCACCTATGGCACAGCCTGAAGCTGAAGAGGATCTTCCCTTCACTAATTATGCAAGTAACTACAGGCCCCCTGCTGGTATGTATGGCAATATGTTTTCTGAAGGTGGTGAGGTAAAGAAGATGCGTGGCGGTGGGATATTGGGTCTTGGTCATGCTGGTCAGCTTTTCCCACAAAATCAGTATGGACATCCAGCGTTTAATCCATTAGCTAATGCGCTTACACAGGGCATTAACTCAACTACTGGCGAAAAGGTTAAGCCATTTATCCAAGAAGTTGAGACGATGGCTAAGAATAGATTTGGTCCAAATGTATTCCAACAGCGGCAGTTTTTGGGCATATCGGATTCAATTTTCCCAACACCCCAACTGCCATTATATGACACCAATTTTGGACCACAGCCCATAGATCCTTTTGCTAGACCAATGCGGCCTGACTCCAACAACGGGTTTGATATGTTGCCTAACCTTAACCGCATTCCTGAAGATCTATTCGCGCGTGTAGACCTTCAGGGTGGTATGCCCGCAACCTTACAAGGGTTTGCAGAGGGTGGTGAGGTGGAAGCACCAGAAGACATGAATGAAAAGGATGTGATCGTTGAGGCTGTTAAGGCAATCAAAGGATTGTCTGACGCACCAGAGGTTGCACTTGGCATATTCCTTAGTGAGTACGGCGAGGAAGCACTAAGAGATCTAGTTGAGAAGGTACAGTCAGGTGCATTGGATGACACCATTGAACGCTTTGCTAATGGTGACAAAGGAATGGTTGAGGGCATGGGTGATGGGTCTGGTGAAGATGACATGATCCCTGCTACAATGGACGGTGAGCAAGATGTTCTTCTCACTGAGGGGGAGTTCGTCATGAGACAGCCTACAACTAAGGCTATTCAAGATGAATTTGGCAGTGAGTTTTTAGACATCATCAATCAGTCTGAGGACAAAGCTCCAGAAAAAATAAGGGAGATGGTGGGGGTTGAGAGTTAGCACAGTTCCTAAAGAAGCTGTAAAGCATGTTTGGAAGGATGTTGAAGAGTTACTAAGGAAGAGCGTTGAGGATACATCTAGGGGGAAGATAAACATCTTAGATGTTTTAGATGGAATCCTTAGAGACATATACGTTCTTTGGGTAGTTCTTGATGAAGAGGATAATATGGTGGCTGCGATAACAACAAGGATAGCAACATACCCAAGACGCAGGGCTATGGTTCTTGATTTTGTTGGTGGCACTAAGCTACATAAGTGGAAAGACACTGTTATTGAAACGATAGGTCGGTTCGCAAAAGAAAATGACTGCCAACATCTTGAAGGTTACGGCAGAAAAGGTTGGGAAAGAGCTTTACGGGGGAACGGCTTTTATTCAGAGTATATAGCATACCGCATGGAGTTATAGGATGGGCAAGGGATCACAGCAGGCACCCGCTGGCGGCACCACAAGAACAGTAAGTCTGCCAGATTATGCAGACCCGTACTTTCGTAGACTTCTGAAGGGATCTGAAGAAGCCACACAGCCATTCTATCCTGATGATCCTGCTTATGGGGATCTTGCGGGTGAATCCACATATGTGCCGTATGGTGGTGAGCGTATTGCGGGATCATCAAACTATGGTGATATTAATACATCTCGCGCAATGGTTCGTGGTATTGCTGAAAGCCCCATTGGTGGACTTGGAGAGGCAGCGGGGTTACAGCGCAGAGGTATCGCTGGACTTGAGGGCTTAGCAAACTACAACACAGCAGCATTTGACCCATACACAGGCTTCCAAGCTGGTCGTGCTGACCCGTATAGTGGCTTTCAAGCTGGCAGCGCAGATCCTTTTGCTGGGTTCAACGAGTCACAATTCCAAGCGCAGAGGGCTAGTGAGTTTGGATTTGATCCAGCCCGTCAGTTCACAGGCGCAGAGGTTCAGCAGTACATGGACCCATACATGCAGAATGTGGTGGATGTTCAAAAGCGAGAGGCTCGTGAGGATTTTGGCAGAAGTCAAGCTGCAAGGGACGCAGGAGCAGTAACCGCAGGGGCCTTTGGTGGATCGCGTCAGGCTGTGCAGCAAGGCATGGCAGAAGAAGGTTTGCGAGAGCAGCTTGGTGATATCCAAGCGGCTGGAAGTCAGGCCGCATTCCAGCAAGCAATGAAGGCATTTGAGTCCGATAGGGCAGCACAGATGGATGTTGACGCTCGCCGCGCAGCAGAGGCTGCTAGAGTTCAAGGCATTGATATCGGAGAGGTCGCCCGTACAGAAGCGTCTAGTGCGGCAGAGGCAGCAAGAACACAGCAATCCAGAGCGGCAGAGCTTGCAAGGACGCAGGGTATTAGCCTTGATGAGGCAGCACGGGTACAATCAGCAGAGGCTGCGGAACTTGCTCGCACACAAGGCATTAGCTTGGACGAAGCAGCTAGAATACAGAACGCAGAAGCGGCTGAGAGAGCGCGGGTACAGTCTGCTAGAGAAGCGTCAAGACAGTTTGGTGCAGGTCAGGGGCTGGCTGCGTATCAGGCTGCTCTGGGGGCTGGTAGAGGGCTTGTAGACTACGGTGAGAGAGCAAGGGCAGCAGACATACAGGGTGCCCAGCTACTTGAGACTGTTGGTCGTGACATTAGGGGCGAAGATCAGGCAAGACTTGACCTTGCGTATCAGGATTTCTTGCGTCAGCAAGACTACCCAATGCGTCAATATGAAAGGTTTGCTGGTTTGCTTAGCGGTGTGCCTGTACAACCTGATATCAGTACAGCCACCTATCAAGCATATAATCCAATACAGCAAGCCTTGGGGGCGGGTATATCTGGATTGGGCCTGTATAGAGGATTAACAGGATGAACATCTTAGAGCAAACTGAAGCCCTTAAAGACCTACCTGATCAGGCTCTAGTAAAAGAAATGCAAATGCCCACAGGGATGGCCCCGCCTGTGTTTATCACAGCGGAGTTGAAGCGGCGTCAGCGTATGCGTGATGACTTCAAGCGCAGAGAGGCACAAGATATGCCCACTGTAGCTGAAGAAGTAGTGATGGCTGCGGGTATGCCACAAGGTGGTATTGCTGATGCTGCCAAAGCTATGGCTCCAAAAAGTTCTATTGCACAAAACACTGGCATGAATGAGATGATGCCAGCGGCAGCGACACGGGCACCACAGCGCATGGCTGAAGGTGGTATCGTGCGTATGGCTAAGGGTGGTCGCACTCAAGTGGAGTACAATGGAAGAGGCTACTTTGTATTTGCTGATGGTGATGTACAAGATGCCCTTGGCAGGCCTGTCAGTGATGAGGTTGCTGAGGCAGTCAAGGCTTCTTTAGAAACACCACCAAAAGTTGAAGATGAATCTGCCGCACCTTTAGGATCAGAAGTGTTACAAGAAGCCGCTCCAGAGCGTCCAACTCTTGATTCCACGTTGAGTTCAGATAGGCCGTTTAGCCCTGCGTCAATGGAGGTTACAGACACTCGCCCAGCAGTACCGCCTAGTCTTGGCATGGGTGGGGAGAGACCTGCTACACTTACAGACTCAACTCAGACAGCAATTAATCAGCAGCAAGCGTTGATAGACGCAATGAGTCCTGAATTTGATACGTTTGGTGGGGATGCTTTGGCAAGAGCAGAGCAGAGATCTAATTTATCTGGGCCAAGTATTAGTGAAGTAAGCCCAACTGTTGATCTTGATTTAACAACAGACCAACGTATCTCCCAAGAAGACATGGCGATGGCAGTGCCTGTACCACAAGGTCAGCCCCGCAACTTTACACAACTTCTATCTGATATTGAAAATCCTGTAGAAAGAGGAAAGGCAATACTTGCACAGTCTCAGGGCGATCAGGCGCAACCATATGAAGGTGGGCAGTACACAAACGCAGACGCAATAAGAAACTATAACGAGCGAATGCTTGGAAAGGTAAGGACTCCACAGGATATGGCTGAAGAGCGGCTGCTCTTTAGCAATATGAATCTTCCACCGGAATCAGTATTTGCTGAATATGCTGGAGTAGATAATCCTGAAACTGAATTTAGAGGCTACCGTGGTGGCAAGGACTATATGGATGAGAGCGAAGATTTCTATGATGATATATCAAAGAACTTACTGCCACCCAAAACTCCAGATCAAATAGCAAGAGAAGATCTTGAGAAACAAAAAGGTCTGGACGCATTCCTTAAAAGTCAAGAAATGAGGGGCGGTAGGCCGGGTGGATCTCTGCCTGTAGATGTTTTATCTCAGCCCGTTACTGATGACACTTACAGAATGCCTGATGTTACTGGACCAGAAACAACAGCAATTGGTTTCTTCCCAGATTTAGAACAAGCCCAAGCGGCAGATGAAGCTGCCCGTCAAAGAGGCATATCAGAGCTAGGCCTTAGCCCAGTAGTCAGTGGCGGCACAGAGTATTTGGTGAACGATGCTGGCAATATGTTTAAAGTTGCTGGTGGAAAGCTGGTTGGGGTTAGTGGCGGCGAGGCCATGCAAGCAATAGACGTTGCACAGAACCAAGGCGCAGACTTCACACAGTCTCCTGTAGGCACGATGCCAATTGGCACTAGAGGAGTGGATCCAGATACTGGTCTTATAGACCCAGACAGTCCTTTTGTCCCAGCCTCTCTCGACATTGGTGGCCTTGAGACCCCAAGCATTGTTGGTGAAACACTTCAAGGAAGCGGCCTTGTCGATATTTTCAATAGGGATGTAGTTTCGTCAGATAGTCCAAATCAACCTCCCAAATTAACTCCAACAGGTTTTTCTCCAGACCCAGAGGCATTGCAGCTTGATGATTCTGTAGTCGATATGGCAGCGGCAACAGGCACACCGACTTTAGGCGGTGGTGATCCTGCATTGGAGCAAGGTATTGCATCAGCATTAGCTCCAGTTGTAACTGGTAGTGTCGTGCCCGCAAAAGATGTCGATGGCGGTGGCGGCGGCGGCGGTGGTGGCATTGTTCCCACTGGCGGTGCAGCTACAGGACTAGAAGCCCGTATTGCAAAGATGCTTTCAGACAGAGAAGCTGATAAGGATTCAGACAAGTGGATGGCACTTGCTCAAGCTGGTCTAGCATTGATGGCATCCAAGAACCCAACACTTGGCGGGGCCATAGGTGAAGCTGGTCTTGCTGGCGTAGGAGCATTGAAGAAGGCTAAGAGCCAATACGATGCGGATATCCTTGGCCTGATGGGCCTAGAAGAGAAGGCAAGAAGCTCACGCCTTTCTAGACAGGCAGCTTTAGCTAAAGCCAACAGACCAAAGGCAATGACAGGAACAGAGAAAGCTGGTTACTTTGACAGAGCTTCTGAACTTGAAGATCAAATAGCGGAAATAGAAGCGCAGTTAGCATCAGGAAAGCAAGCAAATCCTGTCACAGGATTAATGACAGATGATATGACAGACGAAGCAAAAGCTCTTTTGGAGCGTCGATTGATATCTAAAAAGAGTCAGATGAATAAGTTTTTAGGTATAGCCAACCCGCAGCTAGCTAACGTACAAACATTTAATCCGTCCTGATCAATGAGGAAATCCTATGTCTGTAATATTTGTCAAAGATCCTCAGACAGGAATTGACTACTCAGTAAATATCTCTGGAACAGAACCCACTGAGAATGAACAGCAACAGATAAACGACTTCCTTGTATCGAAGCGTAATCAAGCACCTGTTGCAGTTCAACCACCTGAGCCAGAAGAGGAAGATAAAACTGCCTTCATGAGGGGTCTTGAGAGAGAGCCTTATGAAAATCAACTTGCTCAAGGTAAAACAAAAGAGGTTCTTGCAGATACATTTGTTGGCAAAATGTTTGGCTTGGATTCTGAGGCAGCACAAGAGCAACAAAGAAATGCACTAGCAGAATTACAAAGACTTGAGGATGAAGATCCATCTGTAAGGTATGATGATGTAAATGATCTATCATCAGCGGCAAGCTTTGCTGGTGAGGTTTTTGGCAGCGAGGCTAAGGATACAGCCATACAAGTTGGAGCCACGGCAGTTGGTCTTCCATTTGGCCCAATCGGGGCAGGTATTACTAGGGCAGCGGGTGTTGGATACACAACAGTCAAGGCTCTGCCTCAGATGTTTGCTGAAGCAATTAATAAACAAGAGGAAGCTGGTATGGATACCAGCATTCTAAGAGCAACTGGAGCAACTGCTTTCAATGCAGCCTCTGAGTTCGCAATTGATTACTTTGTAGTTGGTAAGTTTATTAAGCCAAAGGATGCGGGCCGTGCCAAAAAACTTTTGATGGAAGGCGGGCAATCTGGTGGACTTGAGGGTCTTCAAGAAGTTTCTCAAAGCATAGTAAACAGGGCACAAGCTGGACAAGATTTGTTTAGTGAAGATGCCTTAAAGGAATACGAAGAAGCACTTGTTTCTGGAGCATTGGTGGGTGGAGCAATAGGTTCTGCTGCTGGCTTGGTATCTCCTACCGTTGATACTGATAAAGTTTCCAAGGAACTAGATGAAGACATCAAAAATCTGAAAGATGTGGCAAGAACAAGGCTTGCATATGGACTGGAGCAAACAGAGCAAGAGGTTAAAGAGGTTGATGAAATACTGTCAGCCCCTGAACCACAGGTTCAGTTAGCATTACCCGCACCTACAGCCACCCCAGAAGATCAAGTTGTTAATCGTGCGGCTGATATCTTGCTTTCATCTATGCGTGTTGAGGGCGAGCTAAAGTTCCCCAAGGCTAGGATTGCCCTGCAAAAAGCTGGTCTCTCAGGTGAAACTCAGAAACAGACAGATAGCCTAATCAAGCAAGCGAGAGACTCCCTTACAACACAGGGTGTGATATCCAAAAGCCAACGTGCAAAGACTGATAGATATACGGTCACTCCACCCACGAAGATGGCAGAGAAAGTTCTGGATAATGTAAGACGTGACAGCGCAAATGTTGTGGTTAAGGCGAACAAAATTGCCAAGGATATACCGCAACTTGAGTTGGATTTAAGATACGCAACCCAGACAGGCAAAGACACAAGAGGCAATGCAGTAAAGGCTGAAGAAGTTCAGGCTGCTCTTGATAATAAAAAAGTTCAATTGAACAAATTAAACGCAAGGCTCGAATCGAACCAACAGAAGTTAGTTACTTTGCCAGATGACTATAAAGTTCAAGCTTCTGAGAAAATCGAATCAGTACCCGGTAAAGTTACCCCTGAGCAATTAAAGGCAGAGATAGGCCCACAACTTCAGGCGGCTGAGAGGAGAGGTGAAGCCAGAACCATCTTCGATGGCCTTAGCAAAGAGCAAGTTGAGAAGAAGCCTGAGTATACACAGCGTGAAGAGGCTGTGATGAATAACCTTAGAGAACGTCTGGATAAGATGGGTCTCAAGCGTGTTGGCCTCAAGGGCCAGAAGGTTATTGGCAGTCAAGATAGCTTGGTCGAGGGTCAGTTCGATCCAATGAGCGAAGAGAAAGCAATCACCTTGGCTCTTGGTGTATACGATCCCTCACTGTCTGACGCTGACTACACCAATAGCGTTGCTGAAGTATTAAATCATGAGGCAGTACACGCACTTGTGGACATGAATGTCTTCACACCCAAGGAAATAAACCTTCTAAAGAAAGCTGCCAAGAAAACAAAGTTTGTAAATACAGATGGGAAGAAGAGATCATACTCTTACTTAGATCGCGCTGGCAAGCTTAACGGTGAGCTTGTCGGTCAGAAGGGAGACAAGGGTAGGCTGTCTGCTGTTGAAGAGGAAGCGATTGCAGAGATGTATCGTGACTACAGTGCTGGCAGACTGAAAAATGTTGGAACATCTAGACCTCTGTTCAAGCGGATAGGTGATTTCTTTAGGTCCATAGTAGGGGCACATGTTGACAATGGCTTTAATAATGTTGGTTCTATATTCAGTGGGATTGGTGCTGGCAGTGTTGCTGATCGCGCTCCTGTAACCACAGTCACACAGACCCCGACATCACGCACAGAAGTAACCACTGCAAAGCAGTCAGCAATACCTATTGATGCGGTTGTTGAAGAGGATAGCGTTGCGCCTGAGAATATCAGGATGCCTATAAACACCAATGCCCCCAATGATCAGATACGGGCAGAGATAGAGAAGCTAACGAAAGAGAATGTGCCTCTTGTTAAGCGCCTTATCAAAAGGATTGATGAGAAGTTTGGCACCAAGTCAGGCGATAACATCAAAGACCTGTCAAAGGTAACTCAGAAGGCGAGCAGACCATCTATCTTGGCGAACAAGCCTTGGCATAACGCATCACATATCCGTGATTCTTACAGGTTCAAGACTGTTATTGATGACTTCAGAGATGTTCCAGCTATCTTTGATGAGCTTCTCAATGAAGGCATAAGCCTTGTTAAGATAGACACAAACAAATTGTTTGAGCCAAAGGAATGGGGATGGCGCATCATTGCGTTTGATATCCGTATGCCAAATGGTCAGTTGGTTGAATGGTATCTGCCCCTAAAAGAGCTTGAGGTGGAGAAAAAGGCACGGGGCCACCTGATATTTGAGGAGTGGAGAAACAAAACTCAACAGGAACTACAGGATCAACAGACAGAATACTTTGCGTCTATCGCAAAGAGCTATCGCAACTATGATGCTGCTTTCCAAGCTGCCCTAGATCGGACAGGTATCTCCCGTCAGGAAGCTGAGTCTTCTTGGAGAAGCGCAGAGAGTTCCATGCTGGAAGCTGCGCGGAATGCCCGTAGATCATCTGCGGTTGGTATCTCTTCTCCAACCAAAGTGCCCACTGGCTTGATGGATCCATCCAGTGTTCGCACTGATGATGTACCGTCTGATTTAAATATTACTGCACGGGAAGTTCCGTCTTCCACTAGAGCAAAAGCTTCTTCTGCCATTGACATAACTCCTTCTACTGAGACATCTATCATATCAGATCAGATAGAGTCAACCTTTGGTGACATAGACACTGAGGCTCTTGGCATTAAGAGATCAATGGTGCCACTGACACCAGCCCAACGTGATGCGAGTATACTTGATTACCTTAATCCAAAAACAGGACAGCCTCAATTTAAAAAGAAAGAAGGCTCAGAGACATTAGTTAGCTTTGCTGAGAAACTTCTTGGCCTGCGTAACGTGCCGCCTTTGGACATAATAAATTCAGAGCGTGACAAGCAAGACGCAGCAAGGATCATGGCGGCTGAAGCTGAGGCAGCATTGATATCTGGCAGTGATGCCCTTGGCTGGTATGACTCCACACTCAAGCTGGCTAAGCGTATTTTATTTCCTGTATATCCAGAGGTCTCACCGGAGAGGCCTGACGGTTCTCCAAACTCTGAGTATGATCCAGCAGCAGAACACGCCTTTGATTTTGCAACTGCCATCACGTCAAACGGTTTGTCAGTTATAGACAACTACAGGTTTGCATCTGAGCAGTATGACGCTTGGAAGGCTAGCGATGATGGCACCTTCCCCGTTAAAGGATCAGGCGCTCAAGGTGGGTCTATGCTATCTGCCTTTGAGTTCTGGAATACACTGAGCCGTAAGGGCATGTCATCAAATGACATTGAGGCTTTGCTAACCATGCAGATGCCAAAGAAAGACCTTAACACAACAATGCTCAATGTTCTTGGGGCTAATAGAGTTAAAGATTTGCCCAAAGAGTTCCAAGCAAGTGGGGCTGAAGAGGCAGATACAATGGTGTCTGTGGCTTATATACTAGGTCCAAAGATTGGCAACGGCTTCTACCAAAACCTTAGAGGTAATTACGATCCTCTAACCATGGACAGGTGGTGGATGCGCTTTGCCAACCGCATCACTGGTAACCCCACAGTAAAATATGCAGACGAGCTGATAGAGCAGAACCTTGATAAAGTTTGGAACTTTATTACTGAAGTAGACCAGCCCCTGACAGACATGGATAGAAACATTCTGTTTGAAGCTCAAAGAAAACTGAACATATCCACAATGGATAAGACAGACATACCTCTGATAGCTCCTGTGATTGGTAAGATCTGGAATAAAGATTATTACACCAAGGCATACAAAGATACTGTTGAGGATTTACTTACATCTGGACAGTATGAGTTCAGTCTTAACAAGAGTAAAACTCCTGTTGGTCGGGATGCTGCAACAGTAAAGGAGCTTGCTGCTGCATCACGTCCATCAAAGACAGACTTCCTGCGAGCCACTGAAACATATCAGAAGAAGCTGATCCCAACACTACAAGAAGATCCTCGCAGCGCACAGGACAGAACTGCAATGCGTGAGGTTGCCAATCGTGCAAGGCAGATCCTCAAGGATGAAGCTGGTGTTGATATAACTAATGCTGACTTCCAAGCCCTTATGTGGTATGCTGAGAAGCGTTTGTTTGAAGCTGGTGGTGTTCGTAAAGGCCGTGGCGATGACAACGATTACGCTGACGGTGCCCTGAACATCCTGAAAAACAAAGGTATAGGCGATGACAAAATCAAAAATTCACTCCCCGCAGCAGAGCGAGGAAGACTCGCTGGTGTCATCTCTCAACGAGAAGGAGATGGATCAGGTAGCGGAAGCGTTGATGCAGTTAAGCCAACGATTGCAGAGGGAGACTTCTTCGCCCCTAGAAAACTAGCACTAGAGGCAGCGCCATTCATCACAGAGGCAGACGTAGATCTGTCAACGATGGAAGGTGTAGAAAGTTCAAATGAACTTCCACCACAAAAGCTTTCTCAAATACCCATTGATCCATACAAAGCAATCAGAACTCCAGTCAAACCAACTGGCACTCTGACTGACATTATATATGGCGGTATACAGGAGACTGATGGTGAGGTTATCCCTGTCCTTCTTACTGAAGGAAGCAATGACCAGTTTGATAACGGTGGTGGCCTCTATCACATACAGCAAAGACTGCACGACAAGGAGCTTGTAGAGAACTCAGGGTACAAGCGAGTAGAGAAAGCCATCTACGACACACTGCACAGATGGAAGAGCCAAGGCTATCAGGACGGTGAGAGCGTTGTAGCGTACCCGTCAGGAGGCAACTTGGTTTTAGAGTGGTTCGATAACCGTATGGCTAAAAGCCCACCCCTGCGCCTTGTCCTTGAGCGTGGCAAGCGTAACAGCGGAAAGGGTCCGTATTACGTTAAGACATTCTTCCCAGTTATGGACAAGAAGGATCGCAAGAAGATCCGCAACAGCCAGATCAAACTGAGCGCACTGAACACTGTAAGCGGCACGGGTCTCGACGCGATGCAAGCGGATCGTGTGACACGCTACACTGATATCGCTGACTGGCTTGGAAAAGCTCTGCGCTTGGTGCCCTTCACTGACAAGACAAAGGCACAGAAGAGAGCGGATCTATTTATTCAAAAGGCACAGGACAGCTTCATTCCTGTTGGCAGAATGATCAAAGAACTGAAGGAAATAAATCCTCAGTACAAGATCGCTGACAGCATGGACCCGTATCTCAAACAGCAACTGAGTGAAGGTATTGCTGGCAGTAAGATTACTGAGCGCAAGGAAACAATTTACAAAGCTGCCACTGATGCTGTCAAAAATATGAACATCACAGAGCAGCAGGTTGAACAGTTAAAGGCACTGTCAAATGCTAACTCTGGTGGTGGTAAAGGTCTTGCTGAGTTCACGTTTGAAGGAACAAAGTCAAAAGCTTTATCCGCCGTAGATACTTATCTCTATGCAAAACACGCCAAGGAGAGAAACGCATACATCAGAACGGTGGACCCCACCAATGATGCTGGCTCAGGCATGACAGATGCAGAGGCTGATGCAATACTCAACTGGTTTGATAGCCTTGATCCACAAAACAAAATAGCCTTGCGTCAGGCTGAGGATGCTGTTCGTGCCATCGTTGATGACACTAACGCTGTTCGAGTTGCGGCTGGTCTTCAGTCAAGTGACATGAACATAGGCGACATGGAAGATAGTAACTTTGATTTCTATGTTCCCCTCAAAGGTCACTTTGAAGTTGATCAAGAGGGCGTCTATGGTAGCGGCAAGCCAGCTAGATATGGCGCTATGGGTAGAGAAGACCAAAGGGCCTTGGGTCGTAGATCATACGGCAGAGATATTCTAGCAAGTACCATCCTGCAAAACACAAACTCTATTGTTCGTGGCGAGCGCAACAAGGTTGGTAAGTCTATGCTTGATCTAGTTAGATCAAACCCTCAAGGCATGTCTGGATATGCTGAGATCCTAGATCAACCACCATCAGCCCGTGTGATGCAGAACGGTGCGGTTGTCATCAAGCCAACGAGAACCTATCGTGATGACCCATCAATCGCCATTGTAAAAGAAGATGGAAAAGAAAAAGTCCTTCAGTTCTATGACAACAATCTTGCTGGTGCATTCAATGGAGAAAACATTTGGGATGCTGGCAATGCTGCCGCAATCACCAGAGGTTTGGCTAAGGTAAACAGATACCTGTCAAACATTAATACATCTTGGAACCCAGAGTTCTTTATCTCCAACTTTATTCGTGACGTTCAAGCCGCTGGCATACAGGTCAGTGAGTTTGAAATGGATGGCCTGAGAAAAGACACGATTAGGAATGTGTTGAAGGCAGCAAAAGGCTTGAAAAGATCCATCCTAAACAAGGATGATTCCTCTGACTGGGCAAAGAAATACAAGGAGTTCAGAGCATACGGTGGTGCGAGTGCTGCCAACCCAATGACCACATTGCAGGATCAGATATCTGATCTTCAATCCACATTGTCAGACATCTCTGATGCAAGCGGTAAGCTTGGGTTGATGAAGGCCAAGGGTAAGAAGCTCTTAGAGTTCATGGATAACTCAAACCTTGTGGTGGAAAACGCCATTCGTGTTAGCACTTATGACGCTTTGGTTAGTCGTGGCGTCACCAAGGAGAGAGCGGCACAGGCCGCAAGGAGTGTGACCGTAGACTTTGGCAAGGGTGGTGACAACAAGGCATTCTTGAACTCATTGTACCTGTTCTACAATGCGTCCTTGCAGGGCAGCTTCTTCCTATTGAGATCACTGGCTCGCTCAAAGAAGGTTCGCAACATCATGGGTGGCGTTATAGCTGTTGGCTTTACGCAGGACATAATCAACTCAATGATGTCAGACGAAGATGAGGATGGGGTAAAGCAGTACGACAAGATCCCAGACTACATTCTGGAACATAACATGGTGTTCATGCTGCCAGATGTAGTTGATCCCTTTGGGCGTGGGTATGTTTCCATACCAATGCCATACGGCATGAACGCATTCCACAATGTCGGGCGTAACTTTGCCAAGATGGCTCAAGGTAGATCAGATCCATCAGAGATCGGAGCATCCATTGGGCGCACAACCCTTGAGATATTCAACCCGCTGGGTGGCACTGAAAGCTTCTTGAACTTCGCAGCACCCACTGTGTTTGATCCCTTCATCTCGCTGTACGGAACCAACACAGACTTCTCTGGCAGAGATATTGTTAAGAAGGCATTCCCAAATCAGGTGGCATCACAAAGCAGCCTGTACTGGAACAATACATCTCCAACAGCGGTTGGAATAACACAGGCTCTTAATGAGTTGACGGGTGGGACTGAGACACTGAGTGGGTGGATTGATTGGTCACCAAACTCCTTGGAGTTCTGGTTCGATTACATCACGGGTGGCGCTGGTAGGTTTGTGCAGCGTACCGCTGAAGCACCAGCAAGAATAGCTGCCGCAGAATCCGCAGAAGATATTGCCACTGAGATCCCGTTCATGCGTAGGGTTTTACGCAGCGTATCCAGCAGGGATGACGTGTCTCAATACATTGAGGTTCGTGATCAGGTAAACAGGGCAACGGCTGAATACAAGAAGGCGGCTCAGCGCGGTGACATGGACCGCATCAACAGTGCCATATCTAGGTTTGAGGCAGAGCTTAGGATTGCTCCGCAAATCAGGAAGATCGAATCAGCAAGACGGAAGATCTCTCAGCAGATTACGGCAGTGAATGATTCACGTTTGCCGCAAGATGAAAAGGATCGCATCGTCAAGCAACTGGTTGAGCAAAGAAAATTAATAACCCGTCAGGGAATACTGATTGCTCAAGGAATATAAAAACCCCCTCAGATTTCTCTGAGAGGGTTTCATATCTAGCAGCGTTGAAGTGACCAAACCCCTTGCGTTAAGGCACCATAGGCTACTTTACTAATAAGTTCAATAGAACTATCTCTCATCTCTTTCTGGCGCAGATATCCCGCAAATATCAGGGGTCCATCCATCCATTTGGTATTGAGATCCTTTAAGTTTTACTGCCCTTAGTGGAGTCATGTCTTTAAATTTATTCCAAGCCAACATGATCAACCGCATCTTTGTATTGGTTGTCATCTTGTTCACCTTAGTGGCATCAGAGTTCAACCTTTCTCTTATAAAGACAACTGCGTCATCATCATAATTCATTTGACCATCTCTCCACGTTCTCACAAAGTCATCACCCTGTGAGCCGTATCCAGTTTGATGGGCTATGTAATGTATAGCACCTATCACTGTATCACACCTCAAGTATGATCCCTTTGACAGCACTGCACTTTCTTCAGCATCTGGATGTAGTTCAAGAACCTTATCTAATTCAGAAGGTGTGAACCCGTGGTGCTTTGGATCCTTCCTAGCTATCAGTGCAATATGAGAAATCACTCCAGCTAAAGCTGTACTCTCAGCATAACCTCTGATTTTTAACCTGTCAGAGTATGTTCTTTTTCTACCACTATCAATGGTAACCATTCTTTCGTCATCCATGTTGGATACTTTTATAGTCCAGAACGGAGTATTACTTTTAACACAGGCAGTTAGTCTTTGCTGACCATCAAGAAGTACATTTGTCTTTGAAATACAAACTGTATGACCGTTGTAATCAAAGTCATCGTTAGCCATGTCAGTGGAATATTGTCTTACGTTTTCCATGCTGATATTTCTATTTCTTGTGTTAAGCTTCAACAATTCTCTAGCGATTGGTGGAGTTATCAACGTAAGCTCATGACTTACATTTGGTCTTGATGGTGCTTTTCTATAGTCCATTTTACTTCCTACTCTACAAAAGTATAAAATCACTGGTCTTGATGTGACCAATCACCTCCACTTCATGTGAAGGATTTCTTCTGTTCCACCCCTCACCGGACAGAACAAAATCTTTTTTACAGTCTAAGTTTATGTAGCCAATCTCATCAGTCCACTCACACACAAATAGACAGGGCAATCCCGTGACATCAGTATGTGTTTTGGCTGATGTGAATTTGGTTATAGATACTATGACCGTAGGGTACTTATGAAAGCTAATTGATCGCCTTCTAAGTTCCACAAAGGCGGTTGGTTTACCGCCTCTGTGAGCGATGTAGTCAAACGCAGAGAGAGGTTTGTTCCTCTGCATTTCACAACGCCATTTATCAGCAAGGATTTTAGCCACACGCTCCTCATTGCTGAAGTCAGCCTGAGTTTCATACGGTACTATTTCACCGCCTGTACTCATACACCTAAGCTCTCAACCCAAGTTGTGATCTCAGACTTCTTCCAGCGTTTCATGCGTGGACTAAACTCAATGGCTCTAGGGAAATCTTTCTTTTCACTTGTCCATTTATAGAAAGTCTTTACATGAATTGACAGAAGTGCTGCCGCCTCATGAGCGTCTAAAAGATCTTCACCGACCTTAAAGTTTTTGAGAAAATCATTCTTAGCCATAGCACTAGAACGGGATCTCATCATTGGAAACATTATTGCTTGGCGCTTGGAAGGATGAAGCTCCATCCCTGCGGTTACGCTCTAAGTTTCCACGTAAAGACACGAAAGCCAAACCGCTTTTGCCAACCTTCTTCCAGCCAGCAAGGTCAATCTTTGGAGCCTCTATTCCCTCATTGATTTGGGCAATAATATCCTGAGCAACATCGTTTGGTATCTCAAGATTGCCAGTGTAATCTGGCTGAGTTTCCTTCTGCTTATTTTGATTTTGGAACAACGCTCCGCGTGGTGGATACTGACTCATGATTGATCTCCTTTTGAATTGAGTTCAGATTTACGTTTTGAAAAGTCATTCATTAACTCTTCATACAACTTTGGACTGTTATCCTTGAGTTGATTAATTGGACCAAGGTTCTTTCGATACACACCATTCAGCCAATCTATATCCGATGAAGCTTTAACCACTTCAGCGATTAGATCCTTGGTCTTATCCCAATTTTCCTCAGACGCATTCTTCTTCACGTCACCTGATGACGCCTCAGTTGCTGAGGGCGGCGGTGAAGTGGGCTTAGCCTTTGGCTTCTTCCCGTTAGTCTCTTGAAACTCACGATCAGCTTTGACCACAGCGGCTTGCTTCTGAGGCTCCGCACCATCATCTGGCGGCAAGTCTTCACCCGCATAGATGTAATGACCCAGACCCAGATAGCCCATGGCCTTCGTCATAGCACGTTGATGGGCAGTGTTGATCTGAAAAGCATTAGGGTTTTTGATTGGAGAGTTCTTGTAATCCAACACGGGAAAAAGTTCAGTAGCACTTTCTCCACTGGCAGTTACAGTCACACGCACATAGGCAAACCCATGTAGGTCAATCATGTAAGGGATGTTGCCTTCCTCTACATGCTTTTCAAATGTGGCATCTGGATAGACATCTTTCAATGCACCCCAAGCATGTGCCCATGATAGATAGGTCATGCCGTTTTTCTTTTTGGTATACTCAGATACATCAATACTTCTGAGTGTTTCCCATACAGTTTTCTTAGCCATTGCTAACCCCCAAACAACCGTTTCAGTTTACCCCAAGAAGACAACTCTTGAAACGGAATTAAATCATCATTTAAATCTTCTTCAAAGCTTGCATCATTTGCCTTTACCCACTTAGCATCTTCTAGCTTTGACACCTCACTCCAAACATCTGGATTTTTATAGAAGTGACGTGGACCTACATCGCCATAGGTAGCGATTTCAATGCGCTCCACAACATCTATGCGAGGCATTCTTTCACCTCTGACTATCTTAGACATGGTTGCAGGGTTAATACCAAGCTGCTTCGCCATGTCTGTCTGCTTTATATTATGCTCAGATAAATATCTCTTAATTGCTGTAGTCATTTTCCTCACTCTCCTTCAAATACTGATCGCATAAATGTGACACTGAACAGTAGCCACTACACCTAACCTTCTCACCCTTTCTGGTTTCGATGGTTAAATCTTTTGGGTTCAACGCACTGGTTGATTTAAATCCTTCAAGGTAGGCATCAGCCTCAAACTGAGTATCCAAAACCCTGATGGCTCTCTTCTTCCCCTTCGCCATTACAGCGTAGGTTGTTGGGCGCTCCCATTTCTCTGCCTCTGAACACAAAGGCAGTTCATCGTGGATATCATAATTGATTTGCGCCTCTTGATGCAGAGACATTCTTTCCTCTACATATTTCTGACACTCATCCCGTGTCCACAGTGGAAGATCAATGATGACAACAGGTGCGCTTGGATAGTCGCTATCGGTTGCAGCCTTACGCTTCTGCCAATCCCTCAAGATTGCACAGATCCTAATGCTCTCAACATCCTTGCCGTTCTGCCTGAGTAACCAAGCGTAACAATTCTGCTGGTACTCCCATTCTTTCTTGCCATGAATTACAGACCAGACAGATGTAACCTTATAGTCAGTTACCCTAATGCGCCCATCCTCAAGGATCTCTTGATGGTCAAGCGCACCCGATAAAGTCCAATCATTGCAGGATGCGTATAGACGCTCCTCCACTATGGTATTTTTTTGTTCTATTGAACTTTCTAAAACAGAATGCACTGCCGTTCCAAAGATAGGCCAGATCATATCAACAAGATCTGACTCCAGTTTATCCTTGTGATCATCAACAAGTAACCTGATGCGAGGGCTGTCGATCAGCGTAGTCACACTGATATCAGCCTTGCCCCTTGTGTACTTGTCATTCTTTACAAAGTTCATGAACGGGTCAGGAAGCCCGTGATTATTTGTTATTTTCATTTCTCACTCCTACTGTTAGGTTGAATACCATAGTCCATCTTAGATGGCAATAGTTCTTTTTGGGGGAATACATGGGAAGTTTTAACATAAGTTTTTCAATTCTTGGGGAGCCAGCATCCAAAGCTAACAGCCGCAAGGCTGTTGTCATCAGGGGTAGGCCAGCATTTATAAAATCTGCCAAGGCCAGAGGGTATGTCGATGCCTTCGCAAAGCAGTGTCCAGTGCTTGACTGCCCAACGAAAGATGACGTGAAGGTAGAGATGATAATCTACTACGCAACACGCAGACCAGACCTTGATGAGAGCCTTATTCTCGATTGTATGCAAGACAAAATCTATGCAAACGACAGGCAGGTAAAACAAAAGTTTATTTACTGGGGCTTGGATCGTGAGAACCCTCGAACTTTAATTAGAGTTTCTTCATGTGACATAAAAAATCTGCCAGATATATAATATATATATATATAATAACTGGTATATACCTTTAACAATTATATACCTTTAATAGATATAGAACTTAACAGTTATATACCTACTAGATATAGGCCTTTGATTTCTTTGAAAGTTTCTGGTTGACTGGGGCAGTAATTATATTCTACCTTGGCGGGGTAGAGAAGAGGAACCAGCCATGTCAATCGAACTAAAAGTTCGTGGCGAGGCTTTCAAGTTGGGAACAGGTCAACACAAAATAGCATGTCCAACTTGTAGCCAAAGCCGCAAGAAAAAAAATAAAACCCTTTCGTTAAAGGTTGAAACAGAGATGGCAGTGTACCAATGTTGGCACTGCAACTCAGAAGGTTATGTATTTTTAAAAGATCAGGTCAGGGAGAACGTAAGACCTATGATTGTCGCTAAACAAATCAATGAAACAAGCCTGTCTGATGGGGCAGTTTCTTGGTTAAAGAGTAGAGGCATATCAGAGGAAACGGCAACCAAGGCTGGATTGAAATCAGTCAACCATTGGATCCAGTCTATCGGCTCTGAGACGGAATGCATCACATTCCCATACAAAAACAATGGTCACGTCTATGCATCAAAGATCAGGTCAATAAGTGACAAGGGATTTTCGTGCAACGGATCACCCCAATCCTTCTTCAATCTGGAGAATGTAGAACTGAATGATTGGATCATCATTTGTGAGGGGGAGATGGATGCACTGGCCTTTATGGAGACGGGCTACGACAGCGTAGTATCCGTGCCCAATGGGGCAGTGATGAAGGTGGTTGATAAAAAGATTGACCCATCTGACGATAACAAATTCAAGTTCCTGTGGGATGCCAAGAAGCAGATAGACAATGCTGATAGGATCGTGATCGCCACTGACAGTGATGAAGCTGGTCAGGCAATGGCAGAGGAAATCGCAAGGCGCATAGGAAAAGACGTATGCTGGAAGGTGGAGTTCCCAGAAGACTGTAAGGATGCCAATGACGTACTAATCAAATATGGCAGGGACGGGATTGATAAAATTGTTACGGGTTGTAAGCCGTGGCCTGTCGCTGGTTTGTATGATGCCTCTCATTTCTATGATCAGGTTGATGAGATCTATGAGAAGGGAATGGGTAAGGGTGAAAGCACTGGCTATGACAACGTGGATAATTACTACACTATTGTTGGTGGGCAGATCACTATTGTCACTGGTCACCCATCGTCAGGAAAGTCTGAGTTCGTTGATCAGATTATGGTCAACATGGCTGAGAAAACCAGTTGGAAGTTTGGCATCTGTTCTTTTGAGAATGAGCCAAGGTTGCACATTGCCAAGCTCATAAGCAAGTGGCTAGGCAAACCATTCTTTGATGGAAATGTTCAAAGGTTGACTAAACGTGAGCTAGAGGCGGGTAAGAAATTTGTTCAATCGCACTTTTCTTTTTTGTACCAAGCTGACGGGTCACTGTCCTCAATAGATAGCATCATTGAAAGATTAAAGATTGCTGTCCTTCGCCATGGCATTCGAGGCGCAGTGATAGATCCCTACAATTACATCCAAAGACCAAGCGATAAGAATGAAACTGAATGGATATCAGAGATCCTTACAAGGATCAGGGTATTTGCTCAGGCTCATGACATTCACATCTGGTTTGTAGCTCACCCAGCAAAGATGCTGCGGGGCCAAGATGGTAAAGTGCCAGTGCCAAAGGGTTACGATATATCTGGATCTGCCGCATGGTTCGCAAAGGCAGATGTCGGAATGTCTGTGCATAGACCAGACCCAGTGAACTCAGTGTCATCAGAGATACACATCTGGAAGTGTCGGTTCTCTTGGGTTGGTAAGCAGGGTTTTACTGAGCTTGATTTCAATACCATCACATCTAGCTATCAACAAAAAAATGCTGACCCATTTTTAAATCCCGTTAAGATAGATCAGGGTAACTTTGAAGAGATAGACATCGAGGAGTTGGACATTGAACTACCTTACTAAGCCATTGGTGACTGTTAGGGATGGCAGTAATGGTCCAGTGCTGTACATATGGAAAGACGGTAAGCCTTGCAGCGTTGAACTCAATCGCAGGGAAACACTTGTTGTAATAAATCAATTAGCTGAGAAGCTATTTAATAGTTTGACTGATAAAGATTTGAATGATAGCTAGGACTTGAGGCTTTTCATGGGGCCTCTCCTCACTCTACAAATTAAAGGGTGGCTCTACTAAGGTGGGCCACCCTTTTTCTATAAAAACCCCCTGACTATTGCAGTGCGAAGCCTAACCCAGTCAGGGGCAGTTGGGGCGCGAGGCAGTAAGGCAGGATCTTTTACTGTTTAAATGCGCCCGACAAGGAAGAATGCTAATGAACTGAGTGATCATTATCAAGTATGGAATAGAGTATAGCCATCTTGTGAACACAATCACAGATCTCTTTTCTAGCATCATTCATTTCATATATATCTATGAGAGCATCGATTAATACGACCATCTGATTGAACGTCATAGCGTCTGGAAGGGCGTCGTTATTGACTTCGATCCAATCTTTTATCTCATCAATCTCTCGCTCTACTTCATGTGGCATCTTCCATCTGTGCTGCTTCACTTATGTCTCCAATTCCATTGCAGCCATCACGGCTTTTCTTACGCGCCGTTGAAGCAACCTTTCAGTCATCAGGAAGTCCTCGCCACACGCGATTACATTGGCGCTGTATCCACTGCCCTTCAAGACCCATAGGTCTTCACCTAGTAGGTTGCCATTGTAAACATACAGAGCCTTGCATTTGTAAGCGGATATATTGTCTTCATTAAGGCGTTCAATCATGCGCTCCTTGGCTTGCAGTATAAAGCGAGGGCCTTTGCCTGAGTGTACAACCTCAATGTTCTTTTGATATACGGTTGAGTTCCATGACAAGGGAACACGAACCTCATGAGAAGAGTACCTTGAAAGAAAGTTTGATCGACACTTCCAAGATGGATCATCTGCCTGACTGTTTACACCATAAACATCAAAAGACTGAGACGGGTATGTTCTGTTGAGGATTTGATCTGCAAACTGTACACTTCTTTCCTTCTCGTCATGCAGTTTGTTTGAAAACTTGTATGTTTTCCAAGCAGATCTTGCAGTTCGTATTTTACTTCTGAGGCCTGACAGATAACTGTTGGCATCTGTTATTGCGCCTTGCCCATACTTTTCGAGTATAGGATCCCATAGCTCTGGGTCACTATCAAATCCCTTTTGCAGGGCACCGTATGTTCTCAGGGTCATAAGCTGTTTGCCTTTGCCCGTGATACCATACTGACTGCACACATAGTCGATGATGGCAGTATTGTTCTTGCGTATTCTTTGGTACGCTAACCAAGGATCATATTCATTCATCACTCACTCCTAAAATGTAGGCGCACAACACGCCCAGTTTTGACTTCCTCTTTTAGTTCATTTGAACTTTTATATTAACTTCCCTATCTGTCTCAAACCTTTGACGTATTGATCAAGCTCTTCTCTCGCAGAGAAAAGTTCTCTATCTAGGTTGGGACGTGGATCACGACCAAGTTGTTCATCAATTAGATTATCAACCTGACGCCTAAAGAATTTTAACTGAGCCTCTTGAAACGGGCTAAGTTCTTCTGACTTTTTTATGCTCATCAGTAAGCTCCCATATAACTGCTCTTGCCTCTGTTGGCCTGTTTGATTTTACAATGCCATGCTTTTCAAGCTTCTTTAGAATTTGCAGGGTTGTTCCAAGTTTCAGCTTGGCCCTGTCTTTTATTTCTTGGGTGGTCCAACAGGTTCTGCGCCTCATCACGTTCACAATCTTATGCTCAGGCGTATGCACTGTGGTTCCCAAGAACTTTCTCGTTTGCCATGCGTTTGGTTCATCACGCAGTTTACGCAAACGATCTTCATCCTTTGCCAACTCCATCATCCTCTCTAATTGTATCTCCAACAGGTCTCTCCCTTGGCTTGTTGGTTTTTGTCAAAGGGTCAGAGTAAAATGTGTGGTTCCCCAAGGTAAAAAGTTCAAATAAACTTTTAGTCCACACTAAGCTGACCTCAGTAGAATGATAATACAGCATTGCCTTGTTGGCAAAATATGATTGACCATCAAGGTGATTGCCTATCGCGCCTTGCGATATGTTCACGGCATCAGCCCACACATCTGGGTCTGTGGGTATGCCAGCCCATCCATTGGTGCTGACAAACGAAAACTGTTTAGGCTGCATCACGACCCCGCATATCGTGTCTGGGAACCTATCTGATGCAACACGGTTCATCACCACCTCAGCGACAGCCTTCTGCCCTATCAGTGGTTCGCCTCTGGCCTCATGATACACTGCCAGTGCCAAGCAAAGTTCAGCTAACATTGGGATCACCATATCTTAACTTTGAAGCCAACTCAGATTTGGTGTTGATATCTGCATCAAGATATCGCAGCAGCCCAACTTTACCATGCTCCCATGCGATAGCATGTGCCTCATCATATGTGAGGTCTTGGTTTGCATCCATGATGTAAGAGACATGCATCTCAAACATCTCCATTAGAAATTTAATTTCGTTAGTCATCTACTTCTCCTCATATGGGCCAACGACATGAAAGAATACATGCACGTCTAGCCTTTGGTTTGGTTTCACTTCATCCGCATGATCATAGAGATCATCTAAAGAGACACCCAAATATTTGCAGATATCAATAAGCACTGTTGCGCTATGACTTTTTTGATATCCCCTTTCATATCTGGATAGCATGGTTTGGTTTATGCCAAGGGCACCAGCCATGGTTTGCTGGTCAATGCCCTTAGCTTCTCTTAAATCTCTTATCTTCCTGCCATTAAGAGTTCTTTCACCCATCAGTTAATCCCCCGTGTTTAGATAAACTGTCTCGCCAAACGGTGCAGGTTTGCCGCGAGAATATGAAGACACCCACAAGATTGGGTAGTCTGGTGCGCGATCTGGGTAGTCAAAGATCCCCATGTCGGTGAAGCAGATCATGTTATCCACATTGAGATTGTGCTGCTCAATGTAGTTGAACACAGGCTGCACACATGTACCGCCTCGACCTTTGTTGCTGAACAGGGTGATCTCTTCGCCCTCTTCATAACGCTTGACGCTCTGGATTTCAGCGTCACATGTGATCACCGTGATTGACTTGGGCTTCACGTCACGACTGATTGCATTCAGCCCACCCAAGAAGAACTCGCCTTCACGATCAGACACAGATCCGCTACTGTCCATCCACACAAGGATGTCACCGCAACCAGTGCCCACAATGCTAGGGCCAAGCACCCCAACCTGATCGAACATCTGACGATTAGGGCGTCGCATTGAGTAGTCATCAGGCTGATCACCACCCATGAAACGCTGCACCTTCTCTTCCCAGTCAATCTGGTTGCGCTTCATGCGCTGCACCAAGGCCTCAATGGACGCTGGCAGCTTGCCAACAGACTTGGCACCATTCGCAGCCATCATGACCTTGGAATTGATGTCGGCTTCCATCTGCTTAACCTCAGCCTCAGACAGCGACTGTCCACCCTCTTTGGTGGTATCTATCACCCCGCCCATGCCACCAGCCTGTGACAGGTGCGATACGTCCTCTGGCAGCATGTCATAGACACGCTCAGCGGGAAGGTCTGCATACTGCTCGTCATACAAGCCACCAGCGGGAAGCGAGAACCCAGCGTCAATCAGGATGGGGTTGATCACATAGTCACATGCAATGTTCCAACGCTCTGGGTCACGATCACCGCGCCGTAAGTTGTGCTTCATGCCAACATGCATGACTTCATGCGCAATCACCCCAGTGGTCTCCTCTTCTGACATGTTTGCCACGAAGTCAGGGTTCCACTTGATGAACTTGCCATCAGTGCACATGGTTGAGATCTCTTCATCAGCCTCAATCTTGAGGCTCAGGGCCATTGACCCAAAGAACGGGTGCGATATCACAAGGCGCGTGATAGAGCGCGATACTTTTGTTTGTTCATCCATCTGAACTCTCCTCTACAAAAATTCTACGTTGCCATCGTGATATGTGGCATCGCGTTTAAACTTTAGATAATTTTCTCGATATCTCCCTTCGACCTCTCTTAGGGCATCGTCGGCTGTCAAAGCTTCGACCTTCAAAGAAAAAACTTGTCTCTCTTCAACAAAAATTTGATAGATATTCATTACAACGGCATCACTCATAGGCTTCTCCAAAGAAGTTCAAGGTTACAAAAATTGGTGGTGGGTAGGCCTAGACCTACCCAAAAAAGTTCTATTGAACTTTTACAGGATCATGTGACGACCTTCTGTCATGATCCAATCGCGCACCGCTTTGACCTTCTTGAGATCTTTGTTGCGGCTCAGCGCATCCTTGACACAGAACACAGCGAACTCTTTCTGTGGCAAGCGCATCAAATACTTGATGATGTTGTGTGCGTTCTTATCTGTCATACGGAACGCAAGGTTTGCCGTGATTGCGTAGGCAACGGCTGGATCTTCCGCGATATCGGACCCCATGGGATCTGAGATCAATGCGTCAATGTCAGGGCACGTTTCATGGATCTTCAAGAACCCATTAAAATCTGCAGCGGCTGCGCGACCAACCTGTCCAGCGATAGCTTCAAGCTGGCACACAGGATCAAGACCCCATAACAAGATCGAACCAACACGCTCCCATGAACGCGGTGACGGGCAAGCGTTGGCATCCCTGTCGAACTTGTGCAGGTACTCAGGGCGAAAGCGCAGGAAAGAGTTGACGCGAAAGTCAACGCCCACAGAGTTGAAGTATGCCAGCGTGTCATCAAGATCCGCTTCGATCTCCAAGAACATCATGCGATCTTTCAAGTGGGAAGGCATCTGATTTGTGCCAGCGCGGTCCGACATGCGGTTACCAGCGGCAACCACAACCCAGCCATCAGGCAAGTGATGCGGCCCTACACGGCGCTCGTTTGTGATCTGCGCTGCAATGTTCTGACACGCCACGATAGCTTGCGGTAGCTCATCCAAAAAGATGACACCATAGCCATCTGTCGGCATCCAGTCTGGACGCATCCGCACCATATGGCTGCGATCCTCTGAAGGGATTGTCCAACCCGCAATTTCTGTCGGGTCATACTGCGCCAGCGAGACAATGCGGCACTCCATCGGAACCCCGCGTTTCTCTGACACACTGGCAGTTGCTTCTTTGACCATGGTTGTCTTACCAAGGCCAGCGCCGCCAATCAACATTGGCACGATGTATTGAGCATCACGCCCATCGGACAGATCCATGTTGAAGTTGATTGAACTCTCAACGATGGTTTGTGCTTGTGATAGTTTCATTGGTTGTCTCCTCAGACTTTACAAAAATTTGAATAGTGTGACGCTTAGGCGGGTACACACTTCTAGTCAGGATCTTTTGATCAATCCCCTCGCGGGTTTCAGCTTCCGCATATCTGCGATAGTTGGTGCCCCACTCTTCCCAAACTGCCCAGTACATCAAAGCGCCATCATCACGATGACCATGAGAACCATGGCAGCGGTAAAGGCCATCCCAGACAGGAAGGCCTCTACAAATATCAGGCGTTTCTCACGCCGTGAGATGCGACTGTTCATGAATATTGCTCCTCTGCAATTTCGTCGAACAAGCAATAAAACTTGTCAACATCCCAGTTGTTTGGAGCCAATTCCATGAAGGCATCGGCATCAATAAAGCTCCAGTTGATTGACCCGTCAGGGTTCAAGTTCTCTGCCATAGCAACAGCCTTCGCCATTGCAGCGGTCACGGTTTCATAGCTAATCATGGTTGATGCTTGCCTTTCCATTTGCCGTTGAAAATCAATCTCACTCTCTGTCATATCACCCCTCGATCCGACCATATTCCCGACAGGGCGCATCCCCGTCATGTACAATTTCAATCAATTTGAATTGCTCACCCTTGGACTCCATCGCGCCCAAGAACATTGACATGTGGCAATCCCCTTCAAGGTAGAGGGAATGCACAAACAATTCAGTGACCCGCGCAAAGCTGTAATGCGCGAAGTCTTTTAGCGTCAGGCCAAGCCGTAAGGCATCAGCCAAGGGCACTTCCAAATAACCGTGCCCAGCATCAATGTGATAGGTGTATTTTTTCATTCCTCACTCCTCTTTTAAACCATCCTTGCGCCGCTTTGCAGGGGCGCAAAAAAAGTTCAAACGAACTTAATGCACACTTAGATTGTAGACGTCCGGCCTATCTCTTCACCATTGATTATGGATAGTGAAAGCTAAAAGATTTTAACTCCTAAGTGTGCACTATTCTTTACGCAGCGAACTGCGCCATCACGGCATTAACGTCTTGGTTCTCTTCAGACGCAGCAGCCTCAGCAGCCTTAGCTGCCTCAGCATTACGGTAGGCAGTACGCGCAGCCAAAAGCTCCCGCATGATATCCTCGAACTGCTCAAGCTCTGCGTCATCAAGGCCATCCTTGAACACGTCACCCTGAACCGCGTTGCCCTTGTCGTCCTTCTTTGTGGACCACTTGCCGACAACCTGTTCAGCCAGCCGCTGGGCTTTGGACTTGCCGCCCTCACCTTTGACCAGCTTCGCCAGCTTGTTCTCGCTGTCGATATTGTGGGTCTCAAAGAACTCGCCAACCATGGTGGCAGTGGCGTTAGCCATGCCGCCGATCTCAAAGTGCCGTATCGCACCGACTGAGTTCTCCATGTAACGCTTGATTGTGGCCTCTTTCAGACCAGCAACAGCGAGGGCTTCCCGCACTTGTTTGGACGCAGCGCGGGGCAGGTTGCCCTTGACCAACTTGACAGGGGCAAGCGCGGCAATAAGCTCGCAATAGGCCCCGATCTTGTGACCGTTGGCAACCTCGTTGTTTGCCTTGTTGTCGGCCTTCAGAGAGCCGATCTGTTGCTCCGCTTTGCCGATCAGGTTCACGGTTGCGTCTTGGATTTGAAATGCTGATTTTGTCATCTGTATCTTCCTTCTAGGCTGACAATGTTATGGGCGATTTTACCCTCAATCCCCCGCATGATCACGGGGGATGTAGTGTAAAACCTTATGCTGCGTTGGTTCCTATTATGTGACCAAGCACCATGACCTTCTGCATCATGGCGCTGACGTGAAAGATGTTCTCAGGATCAAATGTTTCCATGAAATCCTCATGCAGGAACTCATCACATTTCAAGCTGAAACATCTGCCATCTGGCATAGCCAGATAGTAATGCCAGTCGTAGACTTTGTTTGATGCTTTGATTGTCAAGCAGTGCTCACCCATATCACCATTCATGGTGATGGTCATGCTGATGCCCAGCTTGTTCACGCCAAGCAGTTTTGCAGTAATTGAGGCCATGGTAGTTTCTCCCTTCAAGAGGTTGGATAGATTTGATGATCAGCCAAATCGGCTGCGGTGAATTGCTCAAGCATTTGATTTTCCTTGAGCATGTCGATCACGTCATCCCACGACATGTAGGCCAAGCAAGCTTGCAGCATTTGCCGCTCGCTGAACGTGTAGGTGGCAGCATTGGGATCGACTAGGCTCATCGCCAGATCTCTGGGTGTATTCATGGTTTCCCCTTTCATCCAAGGTGGTAAGCAGCGGCAAGTATCGCTGCGTTGATGGCTGCAACCAAGGCAACCTTGTGTATCAAGGGCAGCGTCTCTGCCCAGATGTAAATCGCAATAATAATTTTCAGAAGATGACACCCCCTCACGAAACAGAGTTTTTGATAGCAGCCAGAAAACCAGCCAGTTCAAATGCAGCCTTGACAGCATTGCCATCGGCGGCAGACATGCAGAACGATGCGAAGCAGTCAATCGCGGTGACAGCCGCGTCAGCGTCTTTAATAAAAAATCTGGTCATCCTTAAACCTTTCAAAACTGAACCATCCAAGCACCAGCCCACAGCCGGTGCTTACAAAGTTTAGTTCACATTGTGGGCTTCAAAGCGTCACTACTACTGCAAGCTGGTGTTCTCTACATTCAACCGCCTCACTAGCCCGTTTCCCAGTGGCGGCACTCGCAGCGTTTACGTTAGTCTCTGAAATACTCCCACACGTTTCAGGGTTCACTTTACTTTGAAGATCCTCGTATTGAGCGTGTCATCTGATCGAAACCCTAGCGACCTCGCGGTCAGGAATGCCAAACTGGAGCGATTGCCATGGGCCTTGCGGCGTTGTCCGTCGAGGGCTGTGAGCGCTGGGCTCGTTGCCCCCCCGACTTCGATTACCCTTATGACAGCTAAAGGTTCCCTTGTCTACCCCTAATGTTGATTAAAGTTACCTTAGCACTAAAAGCCTTTAAAAGTAGGGGTTTGGCTGGTATAAAAAGTGCAATAGAACTTTTGCAGCGGGGATCCAGATGGACAAGCAGCACGTCAAATCAGGGGTGATTCGCGGGGTGATTCGTTGGGGCAGGGATGCAAGCTGCTAGTGGGGTGTAATAATACCACCCACTGAAAACATTGAGAAAAAAGGGCATGAGATGAAAAAAACACCGACAAGCAGCACGTCAAAAGGCAAGCCAAAGCTCACGGTTGTAGCTGCCAGTGAACCAAAGAAAACCCGCAAGCGATCTCCT